ACAGCAACAGCAACAGCAACAGCAACAGCAACCACAACAGCAACCGCGCGTTATTAGGCGTGTAAGACGAGGATATTTTTGAAATATTTTTTCTAGTGAAATTATTTTTACAAGAAAAAATAGGTTACAAGAAAAAAATAGGGGGTTAAAATGCCTCGTTAAAGTCAAAAATTTCTTCCGTCTTTGTTTTTTCTGCGAGGGCGTATTCGCTGACCCGTTTTTCGAAGAAATTTGTCTTGCCTTCGATGCTTATAAGCTCCATAAAATCAAACGGGTTGGAAGAATTGTACAACTTTTCGCATCCGAGCTGTAATAGCAGACGGTCTGCAACAAATTCAATGTATTGAATCATGAGTTTGGAATTCATACCAATCAAGCGGCACGGCAGCGCCTCGCAAATGAATTCGGTTTCAATGTCTACCGCTTCCTTCACAATGTCTTGCACGCGCGACTTTTGCACTGGTTTTGCCATTTTATTATATAAAAGCACGGCAAATTCAGTATGAAGCGCTTCATCGCGCGAAATGAGCTCGTTGCTGAATGTGAGACCGGGCATTAAGCCGCGTTTTTTCATCCAGAAAATAGAGCAGAATGCGCCGGAAAAGAAGATGCCTTCCACGCACGCGAATGCGATTAAGCGGGTTTGGAACGAGCTGCGCTTATCGTGAATCCATTTTTTTGCCCAGTCGCCTTTTTTTTTGATGCAGGGGAAATGGTGAATGGCGTTGAAAAGTCGCCCGCGCTCTTCTTCGTCTTTCACGTATGTGTCGATGAGCAAACTGTAGCATTCGGAGTGTATATTTTCCATGGCGATTTGAAACCCGTAGAATGCGCGGGCTTCAGCGAGTTGGACGTCGGACATGAAACGGGTCGCCAAGTTTTCAAGAACAATGCCGTCGCTTGCGGCGAAAAATGCAAGAATCATGCTTATAAAATATTTTTCGTCAGCTTCCAAGGTTTGCCAATGAACTCCATCCTTTGAAAAATCAATTTCTTCTGCTCTCCAGAAACAATCCACTTGTTTTTTATACATTTTCCAAATGTCATTATCCTTGAGCGGAAACATTACATAGCGATTATCGTCTTCGGTTAATAAAAGATCGGCGAAATTTGATCCATTCTGTATTTTTTTTGACATTCCTAAAAACTATGGACGAGTTGTATATTTATTCAACAATATTTTTTTAAATTATTAAAAAATTATTTTTATTGTTAAAAAATAATAAAAATAATAAAAATAATAAAAATAATAAAAAAATAGTATTACAATAAAATAAAGATTAATAGAAAAAATGATAAATGGCAACGACGATAACGACAACGACGACGAATCCACAGGAGTATCGGTATACAAGAGAGATAAACAAATGAATGAAATTCAAGAAAGGTTGGAAGAAAATAGGAAAAAGATGCTCCGTAATCGGTTGGAATTAAAAAAATACACGAAAACGAATACTGACTATAATCCTCATGTCAATGAAATTGTAAAAAAATATGACGAATATTATCACGAATTTAAAACAAATGTTAAAATGCAAATACGCGCTTTAGAAGAAATTATGAAACATTTAAATGACGTTTTAAAAGAACATATTCAAAATTATGGCGACATAAATATAGATAATGATGCGGTTTCAATAAACAAGTCGCAGCTAAGAAGGGATAAAATAATGATTATGAAAGAAATCGAAAAACTTAAAAAATTATTATTGTAATTATTTATTTATTGTAAACGAGGATACCGCCCGCCGATTTCTCTCATTAAAAGACCGCGTGGTTTCAGCAATGAACACACGAGTTGCATTTTGTAATGATGGTGTTTTTTCCACTTGCGCTGAAATATGCGCAACCAGAATGTTTTATAGATTGCCACATGTTCGCCACCGCATTCTAGTTCAACGTGTTGAATAATTTCCAATGAAATGTAGTTTTTTTTTGAAACTGCGCTTTTATAATTTCGAATGACGGCATGTTCTCTACATTGCTCATTTAGCTGAATGTATCGAGAATAACGGCGCCGCGACCTATCAATCATCTGCATAAAAACACTGAAATCTTGTGAGTTATAAAATGTATCTACATCTATCGAATGTAATATCAAATAATGCGAGTCAATATTTGGAGAGCTGTTTACATCTTTCCCATGAATATATGCGTTGAAAAATACGCAAAATGCCAATTCATATTTTGTTTCCATTTTTTCTCTATCTATATCTGTTTACCTATCTCACTCTATTTGATATATGCATTCAGAAATTATATTTATACGATATTTATAAAATAATTATTTTTATATAAAATTATTATAAAAATATTATAAAAATAATAAAAATATTATAAAAATAATAAAAATATTATAAAAATAATTATTTATATTGTTTGTTTTTTTCTATTATTATTTATATAAAATAATATTATATTAGTTATATTATAATAATAAAATAAATTATAGGATAGTAGAAAAATGGTAAACATACATATGAAACTTCCAAAAGTTGTTGAGACAATGTTGAATGACAAGAACGTTTTATACATTGTCGCCTTTTTAGCAATTATGAATTTTTTCGGATACATTATTTTGAGAGATAGTTATGCGCTATTGATCTTTTTATCCGTCGGATTCATATCGACATACTTTAGTAAAAATATGACGGTTGTTTTACTTTCAACGTTGCTGCTTACAAATTTTATTACCGTGTTGTCGAGAAATTTTATTGTAAATAAGGAAGGGTTTGATGCGACTGCCGAAACAGATGCGGCGGCAGCAGATGCAGCTACAGCAACAGCAACAGCGGGAAAAGATGCGACCAAACCAGATGCAGCAAATGGAGCAAATGCAGGTGCAAAAAAACCGGTAGTTGCCAGTGGTGTTGCTGGCGCAGGCGGCGCATCAAATAAAGCGTCAAAGAAAGTTGCCGCTTCTGCATCGTCCACGGCAGCTGCTGTTCAAAACGGTAAAAAAGCTACAACCAAAGAACCCATGACGGAATTAAGCCCTGCAAGCTTGGACGACGAAGACGACCTTCCCGTGAATAACCGCGTCGATTATGCGAAAACGTTGGAAAAGGCGTATGACAATTTAGAGAACTTGGTGGGCAAGGACGGAGTCAACGGGCTAACGTCGCAGACCACCGTTCTTATGGACCAGCAGCAAAAGCTCATGGAAAACATGAAGAGCATGGAACCGCTTTTGAAAACGGCGCAGTCCTTTTTAGACAAGTTCGAGTCAAGTTCGATGGGCAAGCTGTTTGAAAAGATTCCGGGAATGTCGTCCATGTTTGGCGGAGCTTCAGGTGCACAACCAAGTATTCAAAATGGAAACGTAAAAGGAGCGGCAGCTTAAATTTATTTTTAGGTCGTTGACAAATTTAAATAGCAAATATAAATCGTGGAAAAAAATGGTGGAAAATATAAATATAATATTAAGATTATATATTTATTTATAAAAATATTATTAATATATAAATAAATAAAAAAATAAATTTAATGAGCAACAATATTCAGAATGATATTCAGACCGTGAATCAAACGTTTGATGACATGCTGGCAAAATTTAAATCCAATTATGTGAATTTTCATACAAATGCCATGCTTTCGTTACCGCCACCTTCATTTTCTAACGACTCTCTTACGCCTGCGCCTGCAGCTGCTGTTACATCTGCCGCAGCAGCAACGCCTGATCCAAATGATGCCGAGCTGTTAAAATACAGATACGCTGCAAACCAGCTTTTAGAAAAAGTGAGGTCGCAAATTGCTTCAAATTCAAAAAAAATAGCGGGCATAAATACAGACATTACTCCGATTCAGAAGGCGTACTTGAATATAATGGAAACGGGAACCTCGCTTGATCAAACCAAGTCGGCAGCCGTAGTTTCATTGGAAGATTATAACGAGCTGTATAGAACAACCGTGTTTGGCACAATGATGTATGCCGTTGGAGCCGGGCTCATACTTTATTTGCTTTACAAACCCCGAATACAGAGCGAATTTTAGAGAGAAATTGAGAAAATCTTTAATTATACAAATACAAATTATAAATTTATGTGTATTAAAAAAGTTTATAATATAATAATATATATAGTAAAATAGTAAAATAGTCCAAACAAAATAATCCAAAATAATTCAAGTCATTTTATGTATAGTTTACGCCAAGGACGCGCATTTTTAAACGAAGAAGATAAGATAAGCGACAAAATAAATGTAAAAAATGCATCAAACATATATTTAGCACAAAAAAATGGACCAAATGAACAGAAACAAAAAGAATCGGGATCTCGATCTTTTCTAAATCAATTCAATCCGATCCAGTATTTTAAAAAAATGGCGGAGCCGTTTGAAAGCGGTAGCGGGTTGCCGGCGCCAGCAACCGCCTCTTCATCTGCAGCATCGGCGCCCGAAACTGTGTCTAAAACAGGACTAACAAACATCCAAAAACTGAATGACGCATTCGATTCGAAAATGAACGCATATTCGAGCGCCGTGTCAGAATACAACAAGGAAATTCTAAATGGGAACACCTATTTTGTGGTTCAAGTAAAAACGCTGACGCCAATAAATAGTTGTTTTAATTGCGACGCATCTTTAGGAGGAACGGATTGTAGCGCGATGGGTTTTTCCAATTCAAACGGCGAAATTCGAACTGCACTTCCAAATTCTACATCACCAACTGCAAACTTGTTGCCATGTGTTAAATCGAATGTAACGGTTCCGGGGTGGAGTGCACATCCAAATGACAGCGGGAGTTGCATCGCACCGCTTGCCGATCAAAAATGTTGTCCAACAACCATGTTCAATGGGCAGCCGGTTTGCATTGCCGGATTTAACAATTATGGTGAAACTGCGATGAATAGTTGGATGAATGAGTGCATCACACCTGCATCACCCGATGAAATTAACCAGCGAATTGCGCTTGCAAACGAATACTGCCAAGGAAACGGCATCGATTTAAACTACTGGAGTAAAAATGCCAATAATTTTGCGCTCGTTACAACAGACGATCCGGCAAATAATATTCGCCCATTCGCAAAAATGAACAGCGTTCCGGTTTGGATTGTGAATACGTTTACGAACGAACAAGACGCAAATAAAGCAAAAATGACGGTTGTTTTTAGCCCAACGATTCAAAGTGCGCTAAAGACCACGCGCGACGACATGATGAATGCGGGCGCGGCATTGATTAAAGCGCTTTCTTCTCAGCAATCAACGACTGCCGACGAACGAAAAAATATCGAACAACAGCTGCGCTCAGTAGAAACGAAAATGACCAAATTGGCATCTCAGTCACGCGACTTGGATATATCGCTGACAGATGCCGAAATTGTAGTCGCTTCGAAAAATAAAATGAATCCGAAATCGAGTCCGAAACCGAAATCAAAATCAATGCAAAACCAGGATGCCAATAAACCGGCAACGGTAACAAAGGAAACATTTTTTGGGACATCGCTGCTTGCACAGGAAAAGGATGCGCGCATGCAGTTTGAGTCAAATTACACATTTTATACGGTGTGGTTTGTGATTGCGGCCGTATTAATT